GTTAGCTCTACGTCTTGTATACAATAAGTCAGCATATCAGGTGTGTAATAATTAAAACTTTCTACTTCTCCTTTTGTAAAGTTTAACTTTTCTCCCCATGCTCGCAAGCTATGTCCTTTATCTCTGCCTGGATTAAACAACTGTGACTCTAACAAAGTATCTCTTATTTGATTAGACTGTATAGATGAATTAGTAAACTTGTTTAATAATGGTGCATCAAAAGATAAACCATTATGCATTATAAAAGTGTCTATTAATTTAGACCACTCACCAAACTCTTTACATTCATCTTGTACCCACGTTTTTATTTTTCCTGTTGTATATTCTTTAGCTACAATACAATGTATTTCTGTAGCTTCATTCTTTAAACCATTCGTTTCTATATCAACTACTGCTATCGTCATCCTTACAATCCTTTTTTATATCAATTTTTTTATTCTCACCACCAAAAGATTCTTCTTCACCACACCAATTACATTCTTCTCCTTCACCTATTTCCATATCATCTTCTTCTACTTTGCAATAATGTTTCCACATGTTAATCATATTGAAAAACTCTCCCCACAACCACAACTAGCTGTTGCATTAGGATTAGTTATCCTAAGTGAAGAGCCAGCTATGTCAGTTATATAATCTATAATAGTATTTAATACACTTAATGTGGCTGTAGGATGAACATATAAAAAACCAGAGCTTAAATTAATTTTATCTCTTTCTTCTATATCTTCATCCTTGTTTATCAATTCCCAACTATATCTCAATCCAGCACAACCTCCTCCATCTACAGCTAACATAACACCTTCTACTTTTTTGTCAAGTATTAATTTTGTTAAATGTTCGTTAGCTGCAGGAGTTATTTTTAATATATCAGTCATTATACTATTTCAAATTCATTAAGAGTAGCATCTAATTCAGGTTCTCTTTCTGTCATTCTACCTGTAGAGTTATCATACACTAAGTTAGTAGCAATACCTGTGTCACCTGTATATCTATTTTTAAGTATACGAACTACAGTTGTATTAGCTAAGATAGGATCAGTTGATTGTTGATTTCTTTCTAAAGCTATAACACAATCAGATAAGTGAGCTATAGATGCAGAACCTCTAAGATGTGACAAGGTAACTTCTCTACCATTTTCATGTCCTGTATCACCTGATGGTCTACGTAGGTGAGATACTAATAATAAACCAACACCTGTTTGTTCTACAAGTGAACGTAACTTAGTCATAAGAACATCAATAGATTTTCTTTCGTCATCTCCTTCTTGTCCACTTACTAAGATAGATAAGTGATCTAGTATAATCCATTTACAATCTAAAGCTTTAGCCATAAACTGTACTCGATTTAATATTTCATCATTATTAATAGAACCAAAGTGATCAAAAGCATAGAACCTTCCAGTACCTATAGTTGCTTGCTCCCATTCTTTTAACTTTTCTTTATCAAATTGATCTCTTATTTCTTTAATATATAATCTTGCATTAGCTTCTACTGACATAATATTAAATGCAGTTTTCTTAATACTTTCTTCTAAAGCTAACACACCAATATTATCATGTGTACTTTTTAGTATGTGATGCATAAGCTCTCTAGTAATAGATGACTTACCCATACCAGCACCAGCTGTGAACGTAACTAATTCTCCTGTACGCATACCATATGTTTTATTATTTAAACCATCCCAAGGATACATACATGTTTCGCAATAGTCTTCTTCATATAAACTATTTTTAAGATTAGCTAAGTTAACTATACCAGCAGGTGTGTATATTTCTGCATCCCACCAAGCTTTGGAGAACTCTATACGTTTATTAGCTAAGAGATAATCATTAGCATCTTTTAATTCTAAATTAACTATCTTACATTTATTAGGTTCAAAGAGTTGTGCTACTTTCGCAGCAGCTTTTTTACCAACTTCATCATTATCAAAACAAATAACAATGTTATCAAATTTATTTAAGTATTCATAAGAAGCTTTGCAATCTCTAACTGCACCAGCTGCACCAGTTTTAATAGACACAGCAGCCCATTTCTCACCCATCATTTGATAAATAGACATAGCATCTATCTCACCTTCTGTTAAGGTAACATACTTACCACCTGCAGGAAATAGATTTTGTCCAAATAAACCAGCATCTTTAATAGAACCTTCAGCCCAAAACTCTTTGTCATTAGTATTTCTAAGTTTATTAGCTACATGAGAATTATTAGAATCATAATATTTATATATGTGTTGTGATATATTAGAATTAGTATCTTGATTAACTAATACATTGTATTTCTTAGCAGTTGTTTCTTTAATCTTTCTATCAAAAATAGCAGAGTAAATACCAGTACTAAAGTTTGTTTGTACTACACCTTGAATAGGTGCAGGTCTTATGTTATTTTGTTGCATATCAGTTCCTTTATAAAATTCACAAGAAAAACAATATCCATGTCCATCATCATATAATGTAAAAGCATCACTTGATTGACACTTAGGGCATGGTCCTTGTTTAGTCATCTTTGATTCGCTATTCATATCGGTATTCCTTTTATATTAATCTAATGATCTAAGTGTATCATCAAATAACTTATTTACCAAGTCTTTTTTATCTGCCATGACTTCGTCTACTTCTTTTTTAGCTAATGTTTTAGCTTCAACTGAATCATAACCATCTTCTTTATATTCTTTAACTAAATCCCAGAACATAATATTACGTTCTTTATCCCATAATTGTTTTGTCATCCTTTATTTCCTTTATTGCAACACGTTTTACAAATTGTTTATTATGGTATATTTTAAGAGTATTACCAAATTTTTTGTATGTTACATCTTTAATCATAGACCAGAGACCTTCGTGTGCTTCTATAAAAGCATCAATAGTATTATAAGTATTGTCATTCATTTTCCTTATCCTCATTTAAGTTTAATTTAAATTGATTTTTATTATCTTCTATGTGTGTTGCATCAGGATTTTCACTAGGTAGTTCAGCCCATTTACTACTGCTTGAGTACCTACTATCAAAGGGATTTAATTCTTTTTTAATTTGATGCAGTTCTTCTGTTAATCTAGATATTCTAATATTAGCATTTGTTAATTGTTCTTGTAAATCTTTAATGTTCTTTCTTAATATTTTATTTTCACTTAGCATTGATATTCCTTTCTTAATGCATTCTTAATAAAACTATAGAAGAATTAATTAAATCTATTCTTTCTATATCTATATTTTTTAAAAAATCATAAGCTGCAGTAGATGTTTGGAATTTAATTATATTTCTATCTTCACCAACTAGGAAATCAGGCATTACTTCAAACGGATCTTCTTGTGCAATTACATACATGATATATTCCTTTATGTTAAATAAAATTATTATAACATAAGAGTTAATGGGTAGCAACAATTAATTACTACCCAATAATATATTTATTTTATTATTCTAATTGCATTGCTATGTTTGTAACTAGGTTCATATGATTCTATTAATTTTTCTATAGCTCTATAATCAGATACATACTTTCTTCTTATACTGCTTACTACTTTATTAACTACTTTAGTAAACGTATTAGAAACTTCTTTTACATCTCCTTGTAACCGAACCCACTCACCAGATACATCAGCTGGCTCTAAATGCTTTCTAAATCTTTCTAAAACTTTTCGTTCTACATAGTAAACCATACCTTGTAAAGGCACACTAGTAACATAAGATAATTTCTCTGGTGAATAAGATTGCATTTGGTAAACTCTATTGTTTACATTATTACTTACTCCAATCTTGTACCAACCTTGACTTCTTTTGACAAGATAAATATCTTTTTTCCATAAAGTTTTAGAACCATGTAATGAAATATCATTATATTTTTCTTTTGTTATTTTATTTTTTAAATCGGTAATCTTCATTTTGTTAATCCTTATTAGTTATTATTAAAAAAAAAGAGAATATTTTTTCTCTCTCGACAGAGAGAAAAAGATAGACTCTAACGTGCTTATTAGTAATCGTAGTCGTAGTCGTATTCGTATGTTATACATATTGGTATATAACATATTTAAATAAACCATTCATTAATATTGTAATAGCAACTGTATTAGTAAAAATAAGTGATCTATCATTCCATATTATTGCTACAGCTAACCAGCATATACAGCCTGTTAATGTAACAACTAAATTTAAAGGGTACACTTGATTAGAAGTTAGTAACATGCCTATTAGTAATATGACACTTCCAACCCATTTTATATACCAATCTGGTGTATGTAAAGGTGTTTTAGTTATTGTTGATATTTTAAATTCTTTTTTCATATCAATGTCCTCTCGGTGGTTGTAAGTTATCAGGCAT